CATCATAATCTGATAAACTAAATGATGAACCTATGCCAAGAGTTGCGGCAATTGTTTCAACGTCAGCATGGTTTTTATTAATAGCTTTACGTAATGTAACATAAGTATTACCAGCATCCCATAGAGCGTCAGTACCAATAAGTGCTGTATTAGCTTCTACTTCCGTATCACGCACATTCAGAGCAGCGACAATAGTAGTTGCACCCGAGTCAGCAGATGTTAGAGCATCTAAATCACCAAGAGCTGTTCCCATCTCATTGGTCTTAACTCTCCACTGTTCAAATGTATTTGCTGTAGTTACGTTTACCGTGTTTGCCATATTATCTCTCTATTAATTGTTTGAGCATCATTTTAATTTCTGATACATCTTGTTCTACTCTAGTTAATCTAGCTGCATCTATTGTCATCCTAGCTCTATTAGCTGAATGCTGAGCACCTTCTTTACCTATATTTATAATAGCACCAGAGCGGTTATCTCTCATTATACCTTCATAACCCTTAATAGGTGTCATTCCAATCATTATACTTTCAACGCTATTGCGCGAAGGTCTTGAATCTTAGGAATGCTACTTGTTCCAGTAGACCTCATAACAATCTTTAACGCGAATATAGTAAAGTTTACAGTTGGTGCAATGGTATATATTGTTTCATCAAATGAAGTTCCATCTGAAAACGCTACACCAGCAGCATTAGCAGGTGGTGCTAAAACCCATGCATTGGTATCGAATGTTCCTGCAGTGTTACCAGACTTATAATATAAATCAACGAACGTTCCTGTAGGTCTATTAATATCTAAATACACTTTTATCTCATCTGATGTATCCTGTAATTCAATAGTCTTAGTAACATACTTTGCTAAGCTAGATCCTTTAGAAGCATCTGTTTCTGCTACAGCCGGAGTCTCATCAATTCTATTACCAATAGTAATTACTGAACATCTTTCCATATCAATCACAGGTGATAGGTAAGCATTAGTTGTTTTAAATGTACCATCAAATTGTATTGTTTGTGTTGCTCCAGACTTAATCACTTTAGGATTTGCTGGAGTATAGTTTTCATTAAGTACAACAGCTTCAGCAATAGTGGCAATAGAACCAGAAGACATCAATGAATCTTTAACCGTCCAGGTTTGTGATGTATTAGGTAATGTAACCCCTTGAACAACCGGATGCATTGTATTCCAAGCTAGATGTTGAGTTGCCGTCGCAGTAGCACCACCACCGTTACCGGCAGTAATCGCATTGGCGTGGGCAGCAGCAAGAACTTGAATCGTATAACTGTCTATCGTTACAGAAACAATTGTATGTGTAATATTTAATTCAGCGGCAGTATAACCATTCGTAGCAGCGAAGCCAGCAAACGTTACTGTATCAGCCGCTTTCATACCGTGATCTCTATGAGCCACAGTGAATGTATTGTTTGCACCACTTGTTGATACAACAGTTGTTAATGGGTCACTCACTAGTTGACGATAAGGTAATGTAGCATTTCTAAGTACACAAACTTTCGTATCCGTGGTAAACACAGCTCTATTCAATACAAACATTAAATCTTTATTTTGATCCGCTGTCCAGGTAGAAGCATTCTGTGATTTGAATAACACACCATTGTATGGTTGTTGTGAAATCCTGTTACCACTTTGATCTTCATCACCAATCTGAGCATAACGAACATGGTATTTGTTTGAGTTAGCTATAACTGTTATTGCATATTCAACACCATCTTGTAAGTATACAGGAGATGGGAATGTGAATGTAGTTGCAGCCGATGTACTAACAGCACTTGGATTAAGTGTTACGTCTGAGAATGGAACAACAACCTGAGTTGGGAATCCATTAACCATTTCACGTATCTGTACTTGTACTGGTATAGCATCATCTTTCGTAGTAAAGTTAAGAGCCACTGAAGTAATGAATGCAGCCTTGTCTAGTAAGATAGACTGAGCAAGTGGGTCACCCCAATTAACTCTTCGTCCTGTATCTCTGCTCGCTCCAGTTGTTTGATTACCAGCAGAAGTTTTCTGAATGAATGGAGTTCTTGTTGAAATAATAACATTCTCTCTCGTTTCAATTAAACCCGCAGCTGTATACATTGCGGTAGCAGATGTAGTAGTTGTCTCATCATCATTAGTAGATGATTGAGTTAATTTAAATTCTTTTTCACCTGTAGGGAAATTGAGTGCACTATTATTAGGTATTAAGAATGTGCCCGACACAGTACCATTTGCATCAGTCGTTAGAGTGGATGCTGTACCTGGATGAGCAGTGACCGTATTAATACCAACTAAAGGTGTATATGAATGACTTCCGCTTTTAACGTAGTCTGCCACAGAAGTTCCATCAAAGAATGCATAAACTTGTACACCAGGTTTTAATCGCTTAGCTTCAAATGCAACTAGTCTTGTTCTCATGAATGGAACAAAGTTAACTTCAACAATACGATCGCCAATGCTAAATCTAGATGTTACAACTTCTATAGTTTGTTTAATGCCTGAACGTGTAGATGTTCCAGTCTCAAAAAGACCGTTAGTCCTGCCGCCAACACCACGCCATTCATGTCCAGTCCAGTTAGTTGACCATTCACCCCACACAGTACCTACCTGAGGCTGTAGGTTTGCCACCATCGCATCGAATTCACCGTCGTTATTGATTACTACCTCTGGTCGTCTATCAATATCACGCCATTCATCAGTAGAAGGAGTAAGCGTCATGCCACCCGTCCAGTTGAATACATCATAAGGATTAACATTAATTTGTCCAGAGTACTGACCTTGTGTTATCATGGCAGTAGAACTATATGGCAATGTTATTAAGTCACCAGTTTTTTGTGTAGTAGATGTAGCCGCATGATAATCTAACTCAGCATTACCTTGAGCAAATGGGGCTCTTAACTCACGATTTTGAATATCAACTGAAGCTCTATATTCAGAAGAGTTAGACCGTGACATCCTTGTAGATGCAAAAGCATCCACTAAGTACCCTGACTTCCATCTTGCATTATTCGATGCATCTAATACTTGTGTATTCTGTGCTTCAGCTTCTAAGAATGAAAGAACAGAATAGTATTCTATTTGATTAATTCGTTTTTCAATTTGACCAATATCACGCATAGTATATCTACGTTGATCAATAAAGTCAATTGTTACTTCAGCTGCATTGAGTGTATACGCAGGAATAGTCATTGTATACAGATGCATTGCGTCAGACGGAATATTAGATGCAGCAGGATATCGTGATGGAACACCACCTGAAATACCAAATACTCCTGAAGAATCTAAATAAACTTTGTCGATTCGTGGTAAGTAAAATTGAACATCAGTTGAAAATTGTGAGAATCTTGAAGGAGCAACTGCAACAACAGCACCTGTTCCAGTAAAGTTACCGCCAGTATCATCAATACGTGGTCTAAAGTCAACAGCACTTCTTAATTCTATATCACCTACCTTAGGAATATCTTCATAATCAATTTGACCTGTGTATGAATCAACCGTAAAGAAGTCACCAACAGAATGAGTGAAGTACTTATATGTAACAGTAAGATCCACTGCTGCAGTATAATTTGATGTGGTCTTTAATTTAATACGACCAACATCATAGTAATCATCTCGTTGACCATTGTCTAAATCAAAGTGAGATGTTACATTAGCAGAACCTGTAGTTTCAACGACCGATACTAAAGTATGCACATCGGCATGACCAAGTGCCATACCAATACCCGTATAGTCAGGGGAGCTAGAAGCAACAAATGCTACCGCAGTATTTCCACTTAAAACTTTACCTTTATGAACACCCTCTCTTGTCATCGGTGCAATCAATCTTACTACTTTGCCGTTTATAGCTGATAAGCCAGTAATCGTTGCGGTTCCTGCAGTTGCTGTATTGATATTTGCTGTATTAACTATTTCACCACCAACAGTATCATCGGTATCATTTATTAAGATCCAGTTTGAGTTGTTAGCTTTTGAACCAAACGATTCATCAGTAACTGTCGTGGTGAATGATACTGAACCACCAGTTACAACAGCAGCAGCAGCAAGTATACGGTTAGTTTCAAACCTATGATTATAATCTGGAGTAGAACCATCAGTAATTGTATTAAGTGTTTTAATTCTTGTGTATGGTAATGGATATATTAATGAATCAGGTCCAATGTTATATCCTGTAGATGTACCAGGATCTGCAACCACCGCTGTAAAATCTGTTGCTGGAGTAGTGCCATCTTTATCATCTAGTGTAATAGCGCCAGTCATTGTGCCAGTGAAATCAAAGATATGAATTCTGTATCGAGATGCAGTTGTTGCACCATTACCACTCACGCGTTCAACTGATCGAGCTCTTGCAGTACCAATTTCTGTACCACCGGAATTCTCAATACTAAATCTACCGAATGTAGTAATGTCTGGGGTTCCGACAAGAGATGTAACTTCAATATAGTTATTGTGAGTTATCTCTACACGTTTATTTGTAACCCTCTCGGATGTTCTTGCTTTATCAAAGTGTACATTAGTTGTTCCTAATGTCTGTATCTCATAACCTCTTACATAAGCTTTAGAAGGCTCAATGGCAAGTGTTAGTTTAGTTGCATCAGGACTTGCTGCAGTGTGTGCTTTAACAAGTGCTTTGAATGGATTAACATAGTAGTTACCAGATTCATCGAATGTTCTACGAGCTAGCTCATCAGCTAAATGATTATAATCAGCTGTCCGTGCATTTTTTGTAACAACACCTGATTCTAATCGAGCGATAAGAACAAAGTTGCCTGAGTTAGCATTGACTGCTTGAGTACTAAGTACCGCTGTAATAGAATAACGATGTGCTCCTGGAGCTGATTCGTTAGGTGTTCCTGTAGCATTATCATTTAGTGATGTATCGCTACCTGGACCAACAAGGATTTCAGTAACAAGTAAACCAATGTCAAATGACACGTTTGATGTATACTTAGATAATACAATTGTTTTAGCTTTTGCTACAACAAAATGTTTCTTGATATAATAAATACCATCTTCAATAGATACGATTGAACCAAAACCTATTGGAGTATTTCCAGCAGCATCATTAGTACTAGCTATTGTAGCCGTCTTACTTCCAGTGGCTGTTAACGCTCCGCCAGCAGTAAATACGTTACCAGATATATATTGTACCCAAATTGTTATGGAGTCTGAGCCAGTTGCTAAGGTAGCATGAATAACTTTACCAACAACATTAGTGGTAGTTTCAGTAAATTCAGTACCAACTAATTCTGCAACAGTATCATTATTAGCATGAACGGCGGATAGTCTTACATAATCAATTTTATTATGGAGATGCACAGAGCCAGGAACAACAACAGAACCATCTTTAAATGTGTGATCTCCCATAGAAGATACTTGATTTTGGAGTACTGTTTGAAGCTGAGTTAACTCTCGTGCTTGTATTGCCTTACCGGGTCTGAATAATATCCTTTGATACTTTTCTTTAGGACTCAGTCCGTCCGCTCCTGCGGTTGTGAAGTCATCCCAATATGGTTCTACGTTAAATGCTATTGCCATTTTTCTATCCTATTTAAAATGCGATTACTAATCTTACTGTTTCAACTTGTCCATCAGCTCTTGTTGTTGCTGTTCTATTCTCTACAAACATAACATCACCTGATTGATGATTAATTAAAGGACCTGCTTGTGCCGTAACATCTGTGCCTGCAACTGAAGTACCATCCACACGAACATTATCTGTTGCGTGATTGAATACACCAAAGCCCGTAGCTTCGTTTTGAATATAACTTATTACACCGCCAGTATGTTCAACAACCATACCTTTGGCTCCCGTCACAGTGCCTTCAATAATTTGATCTGCAGTAAATGCATTTCCAGCAACTGTTAAGCTTGAACATGTATTGTATGCGTTAGCACTTGCGATTGCACCAACAGTACCTGTACCAGTACTTGTCACCGCGATTGCTTTAAATACCGTACCAACAACGTAATCAGCTGGAGCACCCGCTGTTGCCCAGTTTGCCGCTGAGCTATTACCTAATGTTAAGATTTTATAAAATTGTCCGATGACCATTGATGCAGCACCAGAGATAGCGGCTGAGTTAGCGGCTAAAGTAGTTGGGTTCTTAATAAGAGATAATTGTCTAAAGTCATTTGAATCTGGAATAGTAGATGACTCATCACCAGTAAATGCTTTATTAACTGTTACATAGTGAGAGCGAAGATCATTAGTAGGGTTTGCACCATATCCACCGACTGGACCAATCACTGGTCTTACCGCACCACCAGAACCACCAGCTGTACTTAATGCAACAGTGGCATGAGTATATCCTGTACCAACATTAGTCATTGTGATACCTGTAATCACACCGCCTGTTAGACTTGCTGTAGCAGTAGCACTTGAACCATCACCTACGATTGTAACAGTTGGTATACTTGTATATCCTGTACCACCCGTTGTAATCTTTAAGTTATAGATTGCACCATCAACTGCGTTACTTTGAACACTCCATTGATTTGTCAATGCAGTATCAGCACCTGCCGCTGGAGCTGCCTTGAGGTTTCTAACTGGGATGAAAGAAGACGTCAAGAATTTTGTTACATCAGCTGTTGGTACAGTGTACATATATTTCCATATGTAACCATCTGTACCAGAGTGATCAATAACACCAGAAGTCTGCACACCAATAACGTCGGGGTTAGTTGAACTTGCCCCTGTGCCCACTTTCAAACACAAGTATACATTGTTGTTAGCTGAGATAACAAAGTAAACTTTACTTTCGATATTTGTATCTTGGTCATCATACTCTGCATAAGTTGTACCAGACACCCATAAGTTTCTTGGTGAACTATGTACAATATCTGTAGCATCGATTTTCTTCATGGCAAACATGTTTTCCCATAAAGTATGTGATGTGTAGTCATTCTCGTATGGCGTTGTTGGAGTAGTGTCGTCTGCCCAAGCATTCGGCCTTCCCAGTGCCATATAGAATTGGTTATCTGCTAAACTAGTAACGAACTTATTCGTTGTGTCTAGTCTAAATTTACTCGTGATTATTGCTGCCATATCTTTTCCTTTATGTTATAACGAGTGAACTAGCGCCACCCATTCCAAATTGTGTACTTATATTGTTATTTATACTATCCTGCACGGTCCAATGAGATAAATCTGAGATTGGACCTAAATATCTAAACTTCATATTATCCCAATGGTTCTGCATACCTATCTTCTTAAATTGTGAACTACCATTTGTAAAGTGAGTATACGATTTCTCTAATATGTGAGTATTAAATTGAACCGGTCCGACTTGGAATGCGCCTATGTTAATATTTATAAAGCCTGCTGGGATCAACCATCCAGGTTGTACCATTGTATTTTTTGAAGTCAACAGTTGTACAAAGATTAAAATCTCACCGAAGAATATAAATCCAGCGGGGTGAACCAATCGTGTGAATGCATTCTTCCAATCTGCAATATTCTTACCAGTCTTTAGAACATATGAAAACTTTTGGTAATAGTAAGAGTCTTGTATACGTTTTTCTGTTTGTGATAAGAAACCATTTGCTGATGCAAACAATCCTTTAGGGTATGTTTTAACCACATCACCATTAGCTAATGCAATAGTGAAGTTCAACTTATACTTTGTCGTAGTATCTGAATAGATTGCCTCAGTGTAATCTGTACCCGGAGTTTTATATACATCATTAACAAATACCACATCGTCATCAAAGAATAATGGTTGCATTGCATCATTATTTCCGCTAACAACCGTAGGCGTACCACTCACTGTAATAGTATTCCAAGGAGTATAGTTACCTTGATTTGCTATAATGTCAGTTACTTGGTCGGTCCAGATGCCATCCGATGGGCTTAACAAATCTGTAAAAGGAAAGTATGTCTCTACATCATCATCATAGATTGTTCTAAAGAATGATGTGATGGATTCAGGTGTTCCCCTACTTCTATAAAATTCAATAAGATGTTTGTAGAAAGTTCTTGGGTCAGTGGCAAAGTCTCTCGGCACCGCAATACCAATTTCATTCTGAAGCTCTGTAAGCAATGCTTCTTCTACATGATCAATGTCCCTTTGTATATCAAGAGAGTTTAAATAAAACCCAGACTTATTCGAACGTTCTAAATATAACGCGTATACCTTAATAAACTCAACTAAGTCTGGATACGTTGAAGCAACGTGCTCAGGTATTAAGTCATTAACATACGATGATATATTATATTTACCAAGGTTTGACATTAGTTTCTCACTGTTGTGTAATTGATACCAGCAGTTACACCACCAGTTGCCATTGTATCTATCTCACCAGTAATTGATGCCGTAGATGTATTGATAGTTAGTAGTTCATTTCTTGTAGGTGACACATCAGAAGATGCTGGTTTAACCGTGACATCAATTGTAGCTTGTCCAGTAGGCAATGCAGTTGGATTAAATGAGTTAAGAGTAACTGTACCCGTCTCTTCATTCACTTCACCCACGTTTGTATCATATACTAAATTAGATGCGTCAACTATTTGAATAATTCGTGTATTACTTGAAGTATCATAGAAGTCTTTTAACATACATTGTACACCAGAAAATGTAAACATTGTTGATGTTACATAAGAACCAAGAGCAGAAGTAGTACCATCTAAATCAGTAAGAGATTGATTGAATGCGAGCTCGTATTTCTTCGCTGTACCAAGAGTAGGTACAATCTTTTTCGTCATCTTAATACGTGTGATGTTAGATAGAACAGCAATGCTCGTGTCATCAATAGTTTTCAAAACGTTTGAGTCTCTGTATACACCACCAAAACTCTTTAAGGTATCGTTATTATATGAGATAAGTGCATTCCTTATTGAAGTTGCAAGACCGCTTGCTGTAACCGTGGCAAGGTTAGGGTTAAACTTAAAGAAAATCTCTAAATCAATATACGTATACTCAGGGTCAATAAGAACAGGAGTAATACTTACAACGTTTTTAGGTTTAAGAATATTTGTTTTAATTGTTTCTTTTTGTTGAGCAGTGAGTACCTCGGCTGATAAAGGTTTAATACTAATATACACCTTACCATAATCAGGGATAGGGTTATCTTCTCCACCCCATACCGCAACAGCTTCAACATCAGCGAATTCGTTTTTAATAATTGTTTTATAGTCATCAGGAGTAACAGCTCTGTTTTGAGAAACATATGCAAGAGGTGCATTAAATTTAATTGCCTCTTTAGTTTCTCTCGCTGCACCACCTGTAGCTTTAGTCACAAGTGTTACTGTTTCATCAGTGTTACCATTCAATGAATCGGTCATGGTAAACACGGTGGCACCATTCACGTCAACACCTGATGTAATTGTAGAGTACTCAATTTTAACTGAGTTTCCATTTCCAGGTCTCCTACCAACAATGTTATCACCAAATTTAACTTCGTAATAACCATCTCTTCCTTCTTCTAAAAAGAATACTTCAGATGAGCCATCTAAGTTTACAATATTACTATTCAATGCATAAACTTTAGATGCAGATGTAGAAGCCGAATCGGTAATAGTGACTGTAATAGATTTAGTGTTTACATTCTTAGCAGGAATTATATATGATTCAAACGTATTA